CACGTTGCCTCTAACATTGCTATTGCCACCAACATAAACACTATTTGAAACGTTAACTGCTTCTCCGGGTCCAGCAATCAAAACAGAGTTACCTATAGAGACATTACCAACACCAGAACCAACTGCACCAACAGAAACGTTATTTGTTACTGCTAAATTTCTACCGATAAAAGCACTATTTGAAACTTGGAGTGCGGTACCGTTTGCACTTATTAAAAGTACAGAGTTGTTAGCTAATTCTAAAGTACCATTTGATTTTGTATAATTGTTAGCTTTTAAATTATTTAATTCTATAGCTGACAAATTTGTTTGAATTCGCCATTCATCAATGGTATTCGTTCTTGTTATGATAGGAATAGTCATTTGGTACTTTAATCTCTCTTAATTAACTGTTGTAACATATTTTTTATTTCACCAATATCTTTATTTAAAGAATCCACTTGAATTTTTAAATTATTTATTTCATCATTTTTTGAATTTAATTTTGATTTCAAACGTAATCTGGCTTCATTTTCTAACAAAACTCCACGATTCACCGTTAAAAGAGCACCACTTGATGTGTCTTTAACAAAGTTTGTTCCTTTTACAGGTATTTTCATATTAACCTGATGGTAAAGCAATTACACGAAAATCTTTTACTTTTGGAACAATTGATGGATCACTTGTTGTTAAAACAATTTTAATAGCAAATGTTTTAAACGAATCAAATGTACCACCATTTGTTGAAGTATATGTTACCGAATCAGAAGTTAATGACGGCCTATATTCAAACTCTCTAAAATCATCTTCTGTTAGAGATGCGGTTGTAGATGGGTTAAAACATTCCATCTTTTGATATGGACGGTCTTTAAATGTTGTGGAATCAGATCCAGAAAGTATTTTATAATATACATGGATATCAGAAACACCTCTTCGATTTGCAGATAAAAATACTCGCAAATCACCAGCATCAAATCCATCTGCCAAAGTAATTGGTTTAGTAATATACCTTGCTAAACATGGGCCACCACTACTGTCGTATTCAGAATTAAGAACAATTTCAGCATTTGAAGTAATTGTGCCAAATCCTGTTCCGGGTACAGATATAGAAAAATCATCATAATAACCAGAACCAGAAGAAGCAACATTTAATCCAATAACATTACCTTGAGCACCGTTTGTTACTAAGTAAACAAGAGCTCCTGTTCCAGTATTTGAAGTAATTGTCACGACATTACTGTTAGAATAACCACCTCCTGGTGTAATAATATTAAAATCATCTACAGTAATTTCAGCATTATCAACAAAGTTTTCCCAAGCATTTAGAAAAATGCTTTCAAGTGAAACGAGTGGTGAAACAGCATTGTCTGTTGTTGAGATAGTTAAAGATACTGAAAAATCTCCTTGATTTTCTATATCTTTTCTTCTATTGCCTACAGTATATAAATCATCATCACCCATAGAATATGTGACGAATGGGATTAGATCTCTATAAGCAGTTTCTTTTGCACCACCTGCCATTTTTGATTTAAACTTATAATCAATTGTAAATGGTGTATCAGATTGAGTTTCTAATTGTCTAGTTATTAATCTGAATTTATCAATATTATATTTTGCACTCTGTCTTTCATTTTCTAAAATAAATGTTGCAGGTGAACTTGAGAATATGCAACGATCCATATCAAACATCAAATCTTCATTTAAGTAAGGTACATATTCCATTGCATTTTGAGATTTATACAATGTACCAACATATGGATTTACGGACACATATTGGTTACCTGTCGTGGTGGCTCCTTTTTCAGCAACCCAAAGTGAGTAAGAAGGACTGTCTGTTAAAACAACAAGAGCATATAAACCTGCCTTTAAGAAAACAGGAGATGCAAAAGTAAATTTAGTATAATTTGAAGATGAATTGAAATTTGGACTTGTAGTTGTATTTACTTCAAATGGATATTTTGTAACAATAGACTCTGGGTAAATAAAGTCAGAAGATGGTAATCCATTAACCGTAGGTCTTATTTGAACACTTACAGGAATATTGTCCTCATCTTTGTTTGCAAAAAATAATTTAACATTCTCAACAAATAAACCATTTGGATAAACTTCAGGATCAATGAAGAATGTTTGAGCCATTGGATCAACACGCCACGTTGAAGTAATTTCTTGCCTAACAGCTGTAGATTGCAATAATGGTGAAGATGCATTTCCGACAAATTTAACACCAACATCAACATTATAAACTGTATTTACAAGATTAGTTTTATTTACTTTTATGCCAGAAGAAACATATGATTTTTCAGCAAACGAAATTGCATCTTCATCATAAGTGTTATTAAATGATTCTGTTAAACGTAAAACTCTTTCACCGTTTCTAAATGTAGCTGCAGGAGGATAAAATACTCCCGAAACTTGTCCTAACTTATTTGCTCTATTAACACCGATACTGTAAACCCAAGTAGAAGATTGTTCAACAGAAGATGTTGTTTCTTGAATTGTTGCCACTTTTGTAGAAGTGTTATAAGCAATAACATTATAAACAGCTCCATAACCATCAGAACTTCCAGATCTATGAACAAATGTTATTGTATTTCCAGCAATATTTACAGAAGGTGCATCTGGTGCCAAAGTTATTGTACTAGAAGTTATACCTCTAGTTAATCCTGATTTATGTTCTAATACAGAATCAATACCATATACTGATTTGCTGTCTACACCCCAAATAACTTTACTGCCTGTTAAAGCTAATCCTGTTTCGTTTACAACACTAACATTTGATGAACCTCTTTCACTATTCGTAACAACAACCATTCTATATGATGTACCACCACTTTGATAAGACGCTATAAAACTGTTTAACTCTGTACCATTATTAGCAATAATAGCTAATTCACCAGAAATGAATACGGAATTTGAATTAACACCTGAAAGAACTTTAATTTTTGATGGTACTACAACGTATTGGTCGATATTAACACCATCAAAAAATGCATAGTATCTTGCATTAGGTTTTAATGAAGATGCTGTAAAAGTAATATCTCTTGGTTTTAAATATGGCTGAATTGCTAAATCAGTAACAAAAGTACCAACATCAACTTGCGATGTTGAACTACTGATTTGTTTCATGTTTAATTCAGCACCTTTTGAGATATAAACTCTATCTGTTGTAGTTTGTAAATTACCAAATTCTCTGCGACCTAATTGTACTGTACTGTTATCTACTGTTGTTACGGTCTCAAACCATTTAGTATCAACTACTTTAGCAAAAGGATTGTCTTTATCATTTACCCATGTTGGATTTTGATCAGAAATAAATTTAAATGCTTCATTAATAAAATTAAAAGCATTATCTAAACCTTGAGTAGAGTTTAATGTTACTCTGGCAGTATGTCCAGTATCTACATCACCTGTATATTCTGGAAATAATCTCATTGTACCTTTAAAATTAGCAAATAAAGCATTTGCGACAGGTACAAATTTGGTGGCATATGGTTGCGAAGCAAAAGAACTTGTTGTATAATTCAACATCAAAGACTTTTGGTCATTTACACCAATAGCCGCATAAGAACCTGATGAATTGGCAGATGACCATTTCATTTTAAAAGTTCTCATTAAAGATGCAGGTTTCAGTTCGCCTTCTTCAATAAGGTTTCTGTTATCAAATCCAACATCACCATATGTTGATTGAACATCACGATTAGTAAAGTTATCAACTAAAATGCCGTACTTAGATCTTTCTAATCCATCAGCATCTAATACTTTTGAGTCAGCTGCATTTTTTTCTAACGAAGTTAATGCAACATAATATTCTAGACCTTTGATTCTCTTTTCAAAAGATCCAATATCATTCATTGTAAATCTTTTATTGTTTTTAAATTCTGCTTTTATTTCTTTAACTGTTTCAGTATACGGAGGAATATCTAACGTATAAATCAACATATCATTAGTATCCACAGGTGGAGGAATTGGTGATACAGCAGATTTGCCTGACAAAACAGAAAATTCTTTTGACGGTTTAACAACAAGTCGGTCAATTCTACTAAGGTAATATTCAAAAGAAAGTTCTGCTGTTCTATCTGGGTCAACATTTACAGCACCAAAAAAAGTATTAGAAGCAATCGTTCTAGTAGGTCTAAAATCTAAACATGAACGTAGAGAAATTAATTTACCATCTTCATTACTTAAAAACTTAGACATTTCATTATATGTAAAATTAGATCCTGTTTTTAAATAAGAATCAACAGTAAATAAACCTTCATTTTGTGGTGATGGTGCCGCTTGATGTTTTAAATATTTGTATTGAATCAATAAAGAAGAACCTGTTGGTGAACTATATCCTCTTTTTAATTTTATTGTTGCGTGATCGTAATGAGTTTTTCTTTGACCATTATCGAATTCGTAGTGACTTGTAACATCATGGTCATCATTTGTCAACATTGCAGTTGTTACATTCGTTGTTGTGGATTTTGAATCAGTAATTCTGACGATTTCATAAATGTCAGGTACTTGTAAGCTTACAACTGTGCCAGGAGTTTTAAGTTGTGCGATTGTATTGGCGCCATTAATAAATGTTGCACCTATATCTTCAAATACTAAACCATCTGTAATGTTTATTACACTACCAGTATTTGCAAAATCTAATGAGTCTCCAGCCGTATCTAAATTGTAAGGTACTTTTTCATGTGAAGTGTTTGAAAGTGGTAACAGTTGTTTTCCACGAATCGCACCTGTAGTACCGTTTTCTGCATTGTTTACTTTAGTTGTGATGATAAAATCTGCTCTAACACCGGCAGTATCAAAATCAACAGTAATTGAAGTATTACTTATTGCTGTAACAGTAAATAAGTTATTAGCTAAACTTACGACCGTATTTGGTGCTATTCCAGAAGTAGAATTTGATGTTGAATTGTATCTGATAAAGCAAATAATGTTGTTTAATATTTGGTTGTCAGACAATGTACCAGGTGAACCAGCAAAATCAAATGTATCTGTACCTGTTGTTGAGATCGTCATTTGACCTGTACCGTCTGACAAATTATCAGAATATAATTTTCGAGCATAAAAATCAAAATTAGAAATACTACCTGATTTCATAGATTCAAATGGTGTATCAAATACTAAACTTGTTTTTGTTGGTTCAGTAATAAAAGAAAAACCAGTTGTAGAATCTTTCGAATCACTTCCAACATCTGCTGCAAAGATTTTTGAAGAACCTGATTTTTGCGAAATCGATCTAGCAACTTTAAAATCTGATTCAATAGAATATGTGTTTGATGAAGGAATAAAAGGTAAAGCTTGCGACAATGTAACTGTTTGTGATATACTATTAGACTCTCTAATTAAAATTGGAGCTAAAAATTGTCCAGCACCATCAGTAATTCTAAAGTACATATTTGCATAACAATTTGCCTGTGATCCTGTTGACGTAGCAGCATCTAATTCAATAACTGTATTTGTAGATCCTACCGTTAAAACTGTTCCTGTAATTGGTTTTGACGACACATCAAAAACATTTACTGTAAATGTATGAGTACTTCCAAGAACTGATGAAGAAGCATCATTATACTTCATCATATTAGCTCTTAATGTTCCAATTTTTGTTGAATTATAAGCATTCGTAGAACTAAAATCAATTGTTGTATGTGGAGTACAATGAATATCTAATTCAGGAAAAGAAGAAATATCTAATGTTCCAGTTGTATTAGCTAAAACGACAAAACTAGAATAGTTTGTTGGTAAATCATAATCTGAAACATTAGATGTTTGTCGTGCTCTTGGTATTTGAATTCTAGTTGGAGCAATAGTTTGAACTTCGTAACCACCGACATATGCTTTACCTGGATCTAATACCGCCGTAAATGAATTTGAATCTAAAGTGTTGTTCGCATCATAAGCTTCTTCTTCTAAAGAAAGAACAAATGGATCTACAGTATAATTACCAGATTCTTCAAATGTTCTTCTAGCAAGAGTTTTTTCAATCTCACTATAAACTGGATAATCAATTTCTTTTGTTTTAACTCCATCAACAAGGCGAATAACTTCAAAAAATGAAGATTCGTCAGCTGAGTCTAAAGTTCTTTTTGATAATCGAGTAGCAATTTCATAACGTGTTGCGCCAGGTGCTTGATAATTTGAAGCACCTTGAGCTGGATCTAATAATGTGGTATCGTCAATCTCATCTACAATATTTTCTTCGAATTCGATACCTACTTTATAAGTTGGTTTTTTATTAATTGTTGTTGCGTTATAACCTACCTTATAAAAAAGTTCAAGCACTAAAAACTGAGGTACTATTTTAACAAAATTACCTTTAAAATAGTAAACACCGTCTTGTATACTTGCAACGTAAGAACGACCTACCGCACTTGTATCTTTTACTTGAGCAAAAATATTTTGACCAAATATTTTGATTTCATCTTCTTCATTGAAAAAATCGGCACTTAAATACTTTAAAATGAGAATAGGATTTGTTGTGGTGTCATCAACAGCAATAACTTTTGCTCTTACTGTTTTAGAAGAATTATAACTTATAATAGTTTTATCTAAAAATAAAGATACATCAATATCTTCATTTTCATATTGACTATTGAGAATTAAATAAAATGCTCTGTCATCTAAAGAAATTTTACCACCAGTTATTGGACTTCCATTTTTGAAAATATGGTTACCAAATTTTTCAATTTGATTTTGAAGTATGGTTTGTAATTGAGTTAATTCTCTAGCCTGGACAGAATATCCAGGTCTAAAAAGAACTCGCATGTAGTTCTTATCTTCATCAAAATCGTCAAAATATGGGTCGTAATTAAAAAAAGTTGTCATTTATTCCTCTAAAACTTTAATGTAAATCTTATTCTGTCTAACTGGTCATCATCTCTTGTAACAGGTGTTTGATTTGAAACATATAAAATTTTGCCTGTGTATAATTCTAATGTTGGATCCGTTTTATTTATAGCTACTCGAATAGCACCACTTGTTTGACCTTTGATCGGTTGGTTTGTTGATAAAGATCCTCTTATATTGTTTACATACAATAAATTCTGTAATTCATCAAAAGAAATAACATCAGCACTAAATGTTGAAGTGGCTAAACTAACTCCTTGAAAAACTATCTCATCATTATTAAAATCTCCTACACCTGGAGAAACTTTAATTTTTGTATACATGGTGTACAAAGAATCTCCAGCCAATTCAGTAGTTGCAAATTCATAAGGATTTTTTAATAGAGTAACTTCACGATATTCATTGTCTGTTGGAAAAACACCATTCTCTGATCCATCAAAATCAACATTAAACATTATTGTATTTGCATATAATTCTTCAATTGGATCAAATCCATGGCCATTTTGTGGTGATAATACCACTTCAGCAGCTGCGGCCGTACCAATACCACCAGCAACGTCAGAAAAACTTAGATTAGCTTTTGTATAATCAGAACCTCTATTTTGAACAACTATATCAATTATTTTACCATTTGCCACATTAGCTTTTAAAACGGCATCTGTTCCATCACCACTTACTGTGATAATATCTTGTACTGTACCGTCTACATAATTATTCCCTTGATTAGTAACTCTTACTATATCAATACTCCTGTTCACGGCTGCAGCTCGAACGAACCTGTTAAAACTAACAGGCATAAAATCTTGTGTTAAAAATTTTTGTTTTTGTTGTGAGGTTAATGTGAAAAGATACTTCCATTTATAACCATCAGGTGTTTTAAAAAATGGTTCTTCTAAAGATGTGGATGACAATGAAAGTTGCGGCTCAGTATTAGAATTTGTACCGCCGTTGTTCCAAAGACATTTAAAAACTTGATCTTTTGAATTTAAAACATAAAATGGTGTTCCTGCTGGGCATACTCCACAAGCAGCAAATGTATATAATGTGTTTGCAGTCCAATTTACTCTTGGTACTACGAATGATGCATTTTCTTGACTTACTCTCTTAGCAACCATAGCTCTATCATAATAAGAATTAAGATTCTGTATCGATTGGCCTGGAGTAGGAGCAACTTCTGTTCCAGCATTCCACGGTGTTTCTTTACCTAAAGTGACGAAAACATAAGATCTTCTGTTTAAAGGTAGGTAAGAATTAGCACTTACATCAAGTAAATTGTATATACTTTCCGCTAAAAGTGTTGAAAATTGATAGGTGAGTAAGGAAGCCATGGGTCTATTTATTCGATTTTTTGAAGAATTGTAGTAACTAAATTAGAAGTAACTTCGAATGTTCCAGAAACAATAATGGTATTTGCATTAACGAAAGTGACAGTTTTGACTGAATCGAAAATCAAATTGATTGTTTGACCAGTTGCAGTAACATTTATAGTGTTACCAAAAACCAATGATGTTGTGTTGGAAATAGATGATACTAATCCAGTATTGCCTGTACTAATATAAATTGTATCTCCATCTTGAAGATCATTAATAAATGTAGTATTATTACCAGTAACCACATTTGATGAAGGTGTTACATTGATAGTACCGTTAGTTGCTTTATAAAGATTGGTCAAAATTACCATGTCACCAATGTTTACCACATTTGCTAAATCAGGAGTAGAACCAGTTGCAACCATATTATTTGATCCAGAAACTACATTAAAGGTGTTAGCCATTGTTTTTCTGGACAAATGAATTGAAGTAATTTCTGGATCTGTAACATCTTCTACATTTGAATTTATGCGAGTAACTAAAGTTTTAGTTCCTAATGGATGAACAATTTCATTAAGAGATTTTTTGAACTTACTATAATCGTTCTCTGTTTTTATTAAGTATGAATAATTATGGTATTTCTCATCATCCTGTAGTTTCTTGTCTGAACTTGGTTGCCCATCTGTATTTAAATAGATGCCTGGATAACGAATAAGTCCGTTTTCAAATTTTGCAGTTGCTCGAGCTTTTCCATCACCATAATAAACAACCGATGAAACATTAGCAGTTACGACTGGAATGGTATTTGATGTAATTGGTAGTGCAATATTTAAAGAACCACGGTAATTAAAGATTCTTAGTAGTCCACTTGATGGCTCATACCTTTCAACTCGGGCATTAAAGGTAGTATTGCTACTCGATTCACCTTGGTAAATAACTGTATTCGAAACGAAAAGCTGGCCTTCTGTTACATTTGACACAACGAGATCAGCGTTTCTTAACGAAATTGTTGGTGCCTCTACATAATCGTAACCGTAACTTATAATGCGTAGTTTTGTTATTGAACCAATTCGAGTTGTAAATAAATTAACATCGACACCATCACCTAATATTTCTCTTACAAATAGTTGAGAGTTCGCACCTGTTGTACTATTGATGGTAATTAAAGGTAAAGAATCTTGTGTGTATCCTTCTCCACCTTTTATAAGTGTGCCTGAGTCATTAAATACAACAGATTTTATACCATTGTTTGCTAAATGTACTTCAGAAATTTGTGCATTAGCTCCATATCCTGAACCACCTGTAAAAATTAAATAATCACCAACGTTATAATTTTCTCCGCCATTTGTTATTTCTATTCTTCCAAGAGCACCAACATCATTTATTGGCCGTCTTAAAAGTTTATATACACTTAATCCAACAATATCATTTTCAAAATTAGAACCTTCAAGTGTAATAGAATTTGTTGAAACACTTTCAATTATTCTAATTTCTTCATACTTATTATTTAAAAACAATCTGATTAAATCACCTTTTTCAAATGATAGAGTTAAATCTTGGTCGAAATCACTTAATACTCTAGTGTCTCTAATAGCAACAGTAGAATCTATGACCAAAAGATCATCATTATCTTCTAAGTAAAAACTGTAGAAAAAAGATTCAGGTAATGATTTATAACCACCTCCAGAACCGTCTGTTGAAACAAATGAAATTGGAAAAACATTTAGTGTTTGAGTTGTTGTAACAAAATTAATTTGACAATTTTCAATATTACTTGTATTTGCAGCACCATCTAAAGTTAAAGAATATATTGTTTCTATAGCAACATTACTTACATTTACTAATCTATGTGTACTTTGATCAAGAAGTTGTATTGTAGCTCTTGATTCTTGTCCTAAAATTGTATCTTTAAATCCTCCAACAAAGTCTACTAAAGAAGAATTTTGTATTGTAGGATCTCTAAAACCAAATCCACCATTGACAACTTGAACTTGAATAATAGAACCTTTAGTAACTTCACCAACGGTCGCTATAGCACCAATTGGTGTTAATCCTGAAGGCGGTACAGGATTTAAACCGCCAACTATACTGACTGGATCTCCTTGATAACCCGTTTCAGGATCAAATGCAGTATAAAATAAACCTCTAAATTCTGGATTAATTTTTATTTCAGATAAAGAACCAATTAATCTTGCACTAACATCAATTTTATTATTATCATCATCATAATAACTTGCTTGAACTATTTCTCCAGTTTGAAATAACTTTTTAATATTAGAAATAAACAATTCAACATACTCAATACCTAATTGTCTATCAATTGATCGTGTCACACTTTCTACAATTGCCGTAGATTTTGATATAGATCCTGTAATTTTTGTACCAACAATATTAAAAATATTTTCATCATCAGTATCAACTCGTAAGGCTAAAGGTAAAACCCATTTACCATCAGAAGTTTTTAAAATTTCTTCTTTTGGATAATAAATTTCTATATCTTCATTATAAAGAATTTTAAATAAAAATTTTACAGAATCGGGAGTACCTTTTGATCTATAGTATTGACCAACAAATTTTAATAATTTTGATTTATCAAGAAGTATTTCTTCTGGAAAATATGGAGTTAATTCTGTTTTTATGATATTTAAATAAAAATCAGAAGCAAGATCTATATCTTTAGAATCTGAAAAAGATTGAACTGCTTTTAAAATCTGATTATTTGTTTGTAACCATTGATAATACTTTTCCAAAAAATTAACAAATTTTGGATATTCTTCCCTTACAAATTCAGGAAGTTGTTTTTCAACTAATGTAGAAGTGAGTAATTGTTCCATTATACTTTATAAACTTCTACGACAATACTAGTAGGATCTTCAGAATCAAAAGCTAACATTTTATTTCTAACAGATGAAATGACCGTTATTTTTGGTCGAATGTTAACTGATATTTCTCCAAAAGCATTTGCAACAGCCAGAGGGTTAAATTCGTTAATATAAATCTTACCTAAAAAATAATCAATCGATCCCATGACACCGTTATTTCTTCCTGAATTTAAAATTACTTTTGTGTTTTCATTTGTAACTTCATCTGGTTTGTAATAAACTATTCTTAACTGTCCAAATCTACCTTCTAAAACAGCAGAAGCTGCAGCTAACTTTCCACCACCTCCAGTAATGCGAACAGTAGCCGTAGTATAACCAACGCCTGGATTAATTACTGTTATTTTTGATAGTTTTCCATTTACAATTGTTGCTGAAGCTATTGCACCTTCACCATCACCAACTATTTCTATTGTTGGTGTAGTAGAAAATTCTATACCTGGATTTGTTACAGTAATAGATTCTACACCAGTAAATGATGAAGGTACTTCTTCAAAGAAACATTGTCTTTGTATTCCATCTTCATCTAACATTGTGAATTCAGGGTTAGAATATAAATTATCAAGAGTTGTACCTTTATCTAAAGCTACTCCATAATCTAAAATATAACTATTTGAATTTATTAAATCAGGTCTAAATTTTTTAGTTAAAAATAATTCAATTTCATTTGAAATAATTGAACTATCTAAATTATCAATTTCAGTTTTAAGTAAAGATGACCTAAAAATAGAATTAAAAGTATTTAAATTATCTTCACAAAAATTTGTTATTTTTGTTTCAATACTTGTTTTTAAATTATTTACATTACTAATAGTTTTTGTTGGATCATAATAAACTTTTGATATTAATTTTAAATAATTATAGTCAACATCTACAATTTCTGGTGTAACTGTTAAAACACTAATTGGTTTTATAATTTCTTCTTTTACAAATTCTTTTTGTGCATCAGTTATTTCAAAACCTAATCGAGGTTTTGCTGCGATAAAAACTTTACCATAAACTGGTGGTTCATTTTCTTCTCCACCCCAAACTGTAACAGCTTCAAATTGTGGGTATTTTTGTTGAATTAATTTGATATAATCATTTTTTGTTACTGCACGATTCTGTGAAGTAAATTGTAGAGGTGCTGCAAATTTAATTTGATCAACACTTTCTTTTTCTGATCCTCCAGAAGCTGATGATACTGAAGAAACAGTAAAATTAGTAAACGATTCTATTGGTGTAGTAGCAATAAAATTATTTGCTTTATTTGAAAGACTACCATTTGTTACTAAGTAATTTAAAGTGACCACACCACCATCAGGAATTTTTTTACCTAAAATATCATCACCAAAATAAATTTCATATTTACCATTTTGGCCTTCTTGCAAGTAATAAACTGTTGATGTAGGATCTATCGTCAGAGCATCTGTATTTAAATTATAAACTACTGAGTTTAAATTAGAAGAAGATTGGCGTACAGTAACTTTTAATGTTGTAGTGTCAATATTTTCATCTGGAATTAAAAAAATCTGTTTTGGGTTTGTTGCTTGACTATGGGTGTAACTATAATTAACAAGTGTGCCTTCATAAATTGACACGCTATTGAAAACAAAATTATTACCAGTTTTTGATACAGTTACATCATCTAATGTTATAAAATTATAAGAACGACTATCAATCAAATTAGAAACAAACATATAACCTTTAGGTAATGTTAAAGATCCTGGTGTTGATGATTGTGAATTGACAGTAAAATTAATTTTTGCTATTGGAGATCTAGTAGACCTTGGAGTGTACCCATATTTTTTCGCATGGGATACTACAGAATTTCGGAGAATGGCGGAGTCTAAAAAAGATTCATTTGCCAGCATATTCATATAATATGCATTGTAATGGGTATTATACGCCAGAATATCTAACAATACCGAAAGACCGGCTCCCTCAAAATCGTAGTCTGAAAATTCTGATTGTTGTTTTAGAAAAGTTTTTAAGTTTGATTTGATGGTATCAAAATCTAACTCGGTTACATTTAAGCGATCAGCCATTATCTTACTCTTTGTAAAAAGAATTGAATTGTTATTGGGTTCGTTAAGTTAATTACTAAAAAATCTAATTTTATATTATATCCGTTATTGTCATAATCAGGTATTGCAGTTACTTTGGTCACACTTACCCTAGGCTCAAAATTTTCAATAGTCTGTAATATCTCTCGTTCTAAAGTTATTGCTGTTATTGAATCTAAATTTTCAAATAACATTGATCGGATATTTGATCCAAAATCTGGTTCAAAAGGTCGTTCATAATGATTTGTTAAAATTATATTTTTTAATGAATTTATAACTGCCTGTTCGTCAATATGTTTGTTTATATCTTTACGAACAGGATGAACATTAAAAGACAAGTCTAAGTCTTTATATTGTCTTGTTGTTTTTGTTGTTACGGTAGCCATCGGTTATTTATGTTTATATTTAAAACTTTTTATTTACTTACGTGTTGTTTATTGACCGCAAATATAAATTTGACAATTCTTCATATGATAAAGGTTTATCTATTTCTTGGTCATTAATATTTTTCCAAGTTTCGGAACCATCTTCATTTTTAATAATTGTCATATAAGGAGTATTGTGAAAATGAGGTAAAGTTAACTGTATCATTCTAATCCAAAAAAGTTGCATAGCTTCTTCTTTACTATCCAGTAAAGTTGTTTCTCCATTTAAAGGATTAAAAACTCCATACTTCATCATTTTCTCCAAAAATTTAACTTACAGAACCCCAAGTTGTACCAAAATTCGTCCAAGTAACAGAATTGCCATTAAGTCTTATTGCACGACCACCGGCACCACCTGATCCTGTGATATTTCCAGCTCCGCTGCCGCCTGCATTGTTAGAACTTCCTCCTGATCCGGCTGGAGTTGCACTTCCTCCGTTACCTCCAGAAGCTCCCCAACCTCCTCCACCACCCGATCCCATATTGCCGGCAGGAAAACCTCCGCCAAAATTGTTTGAAAGGATTCTAGTTCCGTCACCTCCTGCTCCACCGGCTCCACCGCCTTGGCCGCCGTAGGCAGAATAAACACCACCACTACCTGGAAGAACTCGGCCTCCGCCGCCGCCAGCTGTACCAGTATTCTGAAAATCAGTTGCACCCTGGCCGTTTGATCCTGCGGCGCCAATACCTCCTCCAGCTCCACCCGTAAATGTTACTGTGCTGGGTCCTCTAACAGTATTTCCACCACTACCTCCTCCGGCGCCTCCGCCGCCGCCAAGAGCAGCTATGAATATTACATCCCCTCCACTTAATGTACCTAATGAAGATCCACCGCCACCTCCACCACCGCCACAAATATAACCATTGTTTGTAATTGTAAGATTTGTACTTGTGGAAATGGCATCTCCTCCAGGACTTCCAGGAAGATGAGAAGCAGGAATTGAACTGAAACTTGCACCTTGACCACCACAACCAATTATAAATCCATTATTAACTATTGAAAGACCACCTGGCCAAGAACCGCTAATAGTTAAAGCTGGTGTTCCTGTTGATGTTGAATAAATGTAAACTCCAGCGTTAACTGTAAATATTACTGCTGATGTGCCATCCCAACCCTGAGATAAAAGTAAAGTTCGTAAGTTCACATTTGTCAAACTACTTGTAACAGCTGGCGCAGAAAAACTTGATGATTTGCCATATGCATTACTTAAAGAAATTGCACCACTTGAAACACCCAAAAGTGATCTAACGGTAGCTGATCCTAAAGAAATTTGGGCTGAAGAGGATTGACCAAGCTCAGTATTGATCTGCGACATTGATATTTGGCCAGATGACTGTAAAGGCATTTATCTACTTTTCAAATTATCAATTTCTTCTTTTAACTCTTTTATAGCAGCAACTAATAAAGGTATCATATTGTGATATTGAATTGTTAGATACTCAGAACTAATTGGTGCTTCTCTAATAACTTCTGGCAATATTTTTTGCACTTCTTGAGCTGATAAACCAACATATTTCTTTTTCTCATATCCTAATTTTTGAGCTACATCATTAGGCTCATAATAAAATGCTGATAGAGTGTTTAATTTATCTAAAGCATTTTCAATTAATCCTAAACGAACCTTTAATCTATCATCTGAATAAAAAGCAGTTATGTCATTTGTAGCTCTTATTTCTCCTGTTGTACCACTTGCATTTGTTCCAATACCTAAACTTAAAAAACGAACTGATGATGTTGTATCTATTGCTTGAGGTATAGATAGTGTTATTGTTCCTGATGAAGTTATAGGACTTCCTGATACCGTTATATTTGTTCCTGATATTGCAACAGATGAGACTCTAGAATTTGCAGTACTAAAAGCTCCCGTTGCATGAGCAGAAGCTGCGTTAGCGGTTTCAAAAGCTCCGTTAGCATAAGAACCAGCTGAAGTTGCTGTATTTGATGCCGTATTTGCTCTAACAAAAGATGCATTAGCGTGAAAATAAGATGAATTAGCATGAAGGTAAGATGAGTTAGCGTAACTTCCAGATGATGTAGCTTTTTGGTCAGATGTATTTGCTGTGTTAAAAGCGCCATTTGAATGATCTAATAAATCTATACCTCTAGATACAACAGAAACAGATTGTATAAGAGCATTTACTGTACCAAGTTGAAAACTGGCATGTGAAGTATTAATGTAAGGGGATGCATCAGGCTCAGGAGTATAACCGTCAAAAAATTTCCACATTCCATCAGTAGCATCACGAAATAATCCAGAATGTTTATAAGTTCCATCATTATAATTACCAGCAAAGCCTAAATCAGGATTAGAAACAGTATTATTATTGTTAAGATAAATCATATTATCATTAACAACAAGATTATTAGCACTAACTGTTGTTACATTACCAGATACGGTTAAATTTCCAGTTATTACTAGATTACCTGTTATTGAACCACCATTTAAAGATAGTTTTGTATTTGCAGCCTCAAAAGCTGCATTAGCATGATTTCTAACGTATGTATCAGTACTTGTTGATGCTGTATTGGCTAAATTGAAAGCAGCATTAGAATGATTTCGTGCGTAAGAATCTATTGACGAAGAAGCTGCAGAATTGGCGGCCGCAAAAGCCGCATTGGCATAAACACCAGAACTTATCGCTGAATTAGCAGCCGCAAAAGCACCATTAGCGTAAGAACTTGCGGCATTGGCGGCATTGCGAACCCAAGTATCTATTGAATTATTAGCAGCATTAAATGCAGATAAAGCTAATGTATTTGCAGCATTAGCAGCCGCAAAAGCACCATTAGCGTAAGAACTTGCGGCATTGGCGGCATTGCGAACCCAAGTATCGGTTGCATTGTTAGCAGTATTAAAAGCAGCGTTGGCGTGAATGTAAGAACTATCAGCATGAAAAGATGCCGCATTAGCTTTTGAAAAAGCACTAGCAGATAAAATTTGAGCATCAGTTGCAATAGTGCCTAATGAAGGTACAGAACTTGCTAAAGATGCGGCCGAATTTGCTTGGTCAAAAGCAGCTAAAGCACTTGAACGTGCAACACCATCAACAGCATTTAAAGCATTCACTAAAGCATTATTTGCAATACTAATTGCTGATGTTGCAATTGATAGACTAATATTTGCTGTATTGTATGCTGCGTTAGCAGTATCAAAAGCAGACGCAGCAGAATCAGATGCTTCAGTTGCCGCAGTTATTGCTGAAGTAAGTTGTGTTGATACTGTTGCTGGAGTTACAGTAGCTTCAGTATTTGCAAAAAAGTTAGCAATATCACTTGTTGTAGGTACTATTGAAGATGCATTATTTAAGTTTGCTTTTAAAGCATCTGTACCAATATAATTTTTTATTAAATAATTTTCTGTGTTACCTAAATTGTTTAATTTTGAAACTGTGTAATAGTCATTAACAACAGATTTTACTTCTTTGAAAAAATTCCAATCTGATGTTCTTCGAGTGTATATAAAAGTATTTACAGATTGCAAATTTGAAATAATACTATTTACTTGAGTACTTGTGATTGAAGCCCCTAAAGTACTTAGAGAAGAATAACTACTGTAAAGAGAATTGCTATTTGCATTTAATTCATCACCAATAAAAATACTAGTAAAGTTACCTAATATTGGAGTTGTAGTTTTAAATGATTCGGTTGTATATAAAATTCTTGTTGCTTCTGCACCTATACTTACTGCACTTTGAAAGTTTGGAATATTAGATGTATCGGCAGCTTCAGAATCAGAGATAGTTACTGTCAAACCAGAAATATTATCAGTATGATATTTAAATTCATTTAATTGAATTATTAAATTATTTGCTGTGTTTGCAAGACTTAATATTTGTGCTGATGCTAAAGGATAATTGTTAGCAACATCACCTAAACACAAATTTCTTATATTCGTAGTGTTTGCTAAAAGTCTATTACATTGTGACAGTACAGGATTTTTATAGTAATTTGTTAGACCTACTGCTGAATTAGCAATTTCTTTTCTTTGCCATTCACTTAATCCGCTAGGAGAATTGTTTAGAGTGTTTTGAGATTCAGAACTTAAAAACAGTCCGCTACCAAACTTGCTGGTATCAAAATTTAAAGTTAATCTATCTTTAATAAAAGCCATATTTACATTGGGTTAAATGGTGTTCCTGTTGGACCTTTCGGTGCAGGATGTCGATGTACGTTATAAATGTTTCTTATCATTTGCATTGTTCCAACAGAGTCTCTTACATAAGCAGAACCTATAATGCCAGGTGCTTCAACTTGTACTGTTGCTGTGATTATTCCAGCCGGCACCGGAGATTCAGATGTAAATCCAGAATTTATACCACCAAGTGTCTGTATTCCAAAATATGAAAACAATTGTTTTCCTGCAAGAATGTTATCTCCTGCGTATATACTGTTCACAGCATTTAACATTCCGTTTACAGTAACATCTCCATTTAAATTTATGCCATCAGGAGCATTTATTGTTACTGTACCTAATTCACCGCCAGCTGATAAATCTAAATCTCCGCCAGCAAAAATTGATGCATCACCTTTTACTTTTGTAATTGAATCACCTTCTACTAAAGAGTAAGCATCGCCATCAACTTTCATGTCTGCATCACCTAATACATGAAGTACAGAATCACCTTCAATCGTAATGTTGCAAACACCTTTAATTAAAACATGATTATTTTTTGCAACTATTTGATAACCATCACCAACAATTTTATCTATTCTTGTACCGTCTGGTTGTATTTCTGTAAATGTTCCTATACGGTGTGCTAAACGAACTGTTTCAGAATCTTTAGTGTCATCTAATGCAAACAAATGACCAGATTCAGTTTCAGTTACATGTGCATAAGGATATTCACCTTTAAAAGATGATTCTGGTTCAGTCCAATCATTACCATCAGGTTTGTTTACGGCCATTATACTCTTCCAAAAGATCTAGCAGTATATGCTAATGATTGAGCTTGAGCAACAGTTTCAGTTGTAGCACTCACAACATTCTGTAAAGATTGAGCAGTATTTTGAACTTCAATAAAAAGATCTTTTATTTCACCAAAAGGTGATATTGAACCTGATGGTGAATTTGGATCGTCAAAAGATAATAATTCAGATAAAGCGTCTGTAAATTCTTGTACACATTTTTTCAACATCTGTGCCAATTTTGCAGGTAAACTAGCAATATATGCCAAAATTTGATTACAATACTTTAAGAAATCTGCTGTAGCTTTAACTACATCAGTTATAAAATCTGCTGCCTTCTTTATCATTTTTAATACTTCTTTTATTTGTCTAATTGTTACTTGAACAGCCGTACCCATAGGACCACTAGAAAGACCAGCAAAAAATTGTTTTATTGCCTCTCGAGCTTGTTGTACAAATTGATAAGTTAACATTTTTTCTTTTGCAATATCAAATCTCAATTTCTTTTTAAAATCACAAACATGTTCAATTGCATTATTTGTTAGAGCTATCGTACTGTTTGCAATTTCACCTCTCGCTAAAGGAGATGTGGTTGGTTGGCCGTCAGCTCTTGTTACCACACCAGGAGGAAGTTTAGGAGTTTTATCTGCTTGTTCTTGTGTTAATTGAGGTACAAATCCTGCTGATTGGCCGTATGTTGAAGAACCATTTCTTGATGCTGAACTTGTAATATTAATTACACTTGTTGATTGTATTCCTGGTAGAATACCTACGATGATTGGATATTGTAAAGTTTCGGGATCTAAAAAGTATCCAACGACCCATTCACCCTCTCGAGCTATCGATGTTGTACTTCCTGTTGACAAAGGAACGACAGCGTGAGCCCATGGAAGGTTATCTACTGGACTTTCTTCAATATTTGGTGAGTGTAATCCAATAATTCTCACCTTGTACATTCCAATGTTTAATGGATCGTGAGCATTCTCAATAATACCAACCCAATTCATCGGGTCAAAATTACCATAATCCTTTTTAGTTTGTGTAACTATCATGCGTAATACCTCGCATCATCTACGGTTGCTGTTCGAATAACTCCAGCTTCTCTGTTAGAAGAATCACTAGCGCACTCGATAACAACCTCATGTATCGTAGGAGTTATACAATGATGTGCAGCTATGACCATATATTTTCCATAAAGACTTTTATCATAATTATCATCATCTTTTAATTTTTCTCCAAGTTTTGGAACTAATAATTCAACATTCACACCTGATGTAATTGAAAAATTACCAGGAATTAAAACTTGAACTCTTTGTGTTAGAAAATTTTGAATAATTGCTTTTCTTTGAAAGACATACTTGTAAGGGTCATCAACAAAATTTAAAGACTCAGGATCGTTTTCTTGTATGTATTCATTTTCATTTCGATAATATCCAAAAACATACACAGATTGTTTAGCATCAAACATCTCAATATTTTGTTTGCCTTTTTTATTTTTAACAACGGTCAAATTAGGCACTTTATTACCGTGTTTCATAGTGTGATAGTGGTCATCAAAACTTATTTCTCTTTGTGCTATTGTTCTGGTTATTGGATCAAATCCTATAAATTTACCGGCATAAACTCCATTTTGAACATTCTTTAAGAAATCAAACTGTGTTAAAACTTTAAAATTCTTTACACCAAAAAAAGTTGTTTCTTCGGCTTTATCACCTAATGCAACATTCTTTGGTATAAAATTTAATTTAGCAACAGGTGAATTTAAAAGCAATTTTGCAAGATTTACAAAGTTATATCCTTTTATATTTTCAAAAAATAAAAATGTCGGTGATTCTTTTTCATCTAAACTTCTCTTTGCACACCAGTCAATCGCATCTAATGGGTGTAAATTTGGTATAACAACTTTTCTCATACCTATTGTTTCTGCAAATAATCCACCATTTTTTGTTTCTCGGTCTATATTAACATTTAAGTATTCTTTTAATATAGATGTTGCAATATTTCCATAAGTATTTTCATATGATTGAGTTACACGAAGTTGTTCGGATAAAATATATTCATCTGAAATGAAATGTAATATGTAAGCTTCCGATGTTAAGTTTACATTTTTTCTATTTGATTGTTTGAAAATTCTAAAGACTTTTGTAAATGTCAAAGGGTCACTAGCACTACCAAACTCATTTTTTTGAATATTGACAATTAAATTTTCAGAACCATCAAGTGACAATTCATCTGTTAGGCCTTTAGCGTCTAAAATCACAATATTGCCATGCATACAAGGTAATAAAATACTATCGTAGATATTTAATTCTTGAAATATACCTGAAATATCTACTTTTTTTTCTTTGTAAACTAAAGACAACTCTTTAATTAAAAAATCAGAAACATTTACTGTCATGAATTAAAAACCTCAGTAAACTCATTTTCAACTATAGGTACAAATTCTGGTTTTAATATTTTTATTGAACGCTTATTTTCATTTTCTTCAACTTCATAATTGTAATAACTTAAAGATTCTTTTGTTATATCAATCGTCAATTCTGTACCATCTTGCAAAGTATAATTAGATGAAGAAGAAGTTAAATTTGCATAAGCATTTTGAGTTAATGATGTTTTTTCAATGGACAAAACTTCATTTAACTTAGTATTTGTTTTGGTTTCAACTCTTAAATAGGTCTTTATATTTGTTTGAGCCCAATTTGTTCCTGCACCTTCGGTTGAGTTGTTTGCATATTGTTCTGATTGATATTTTACATCAATATATTTTTTAAGTGAAGAATCACTCAAAGGCCAGTCAAATTGTGGATTTAAAATTTCGTTTAGTAGTAATATAATCCAATGCCTTTCAGATGAACCATAAATTTTATGTGCAATAATATCAGGTGTTTCTCCATCAGAAATTAAATATTCATAATACACCACAGAATTGTCTCTAAATTCTTTTTCAAAAGAAACCTTTGATGTAATATTGGTTAGATAATCAATATTATCTGGTGATAATGTGTATGGTGTTTTTGGAAAATATTTAAAAAATTTTGCCATTATTCATTCTCACTACTATTAATTTGACCAAAGTTCTCTCTCAAACTTAATCGTCCCTCATCTCTTGCAAAGTTTGCTTTTGTCAACATTTCTGTTTCTTGGAATTCCAAAGACAATCTAATTGCAACAGGCATACCTGTAAATCCTTTTCTAGCCGTCAAATCACTCGGCACTTCATATGTAGCAAAACCATTTGGTGCATAATCTATATCTACATTCGTTAAAACACAAGTTGATATTTTTGGAATGTTAGGATTTTCTTGGCCATTGTAATAAAATTTAATATCAAATTCTGAAGGCGGAACTAAAAAGAATCCTCCAACACCACCTGAATTTTCTGAACCTAATAATTCTGGTGCTTGATGAAATCTAAATCTATCTAAAATTCTTTGTACTTCAGACGCTTCTCTAGATAATCTAGGATAAAACATAAAGTCGAATCTAAAGTTTCTTAATTTAGGTGATACATATAAAACTTCAAGTTGCGGGTTAGCAACGGCTCCAAATCCTCCAGCAAAAGCTGCACGACCAACATCACCAAACATTCCTGCAACGGCGTTTGCAATAAATGGACTTGCATTTTTACCAATAATGTCCATTGCATCTTTAAAAGAAGTTGTATCCCTTAAAGCTGAAGCTGCGGCTCCAGCAGCAGCAAATAATCCACCACCTAAAGCTACTTCGTTATACCCTTGCTGATGAGTAAAATTTAAAGTATCTGGCATATAAAGAGCAATCGTATCCGTTGTTCTTTTTATTGTTCGCACACCAGCTAAAGATTTATATGATGATGCTTCTGAAATTGTTGTAGAGCCTACTTTCGCAGCAGAACTAGGAATATTTCCTATTCCCAATTTTCTTTCAATTTGCTCTAATTTACTGTTAGCTTCTTTTGCAAAATTTGTTGATTTTTCTGCAAAATTTGATACTGTCGATAAAACAGAATCTAATCCACCTATTCCTGTGCCACCAACCGAAGAATTTAGATTTCTTCTATTTGTAATAATTGAAGGTTCATCTCCAAAGCCAGTAATACCTTTGTAACTCGTTTTATTTTGCTCATTAACATGAATTACCATGTAATGACCTTTATCGTAAGAACCTAAGTCTATAGGATATCTTAATGTATTTGAATTATATTTTCCGCCAACCAAATTCTCTCTTGAATCACTAGGTCGAGTGTACGGGTTTTTATTAAATGATATATCCGTAAATTTAAAAATAGACATTTTTTGCCTTTAAAGTTGACTAGATAGTATTTATGTCATATAAAGGAAGGTTTATACCTAACAATCCTAAGAAATACAACGGTGATCCTAATCATATCATATATCGTTCTTCTTGGGAGGTAAGAGTAATGAAGTATTTGGATGAAAATCCAAATGTCATATGGTGGGCATCTGAAGAACTGCCCATACCGTATCGCTCACCTATAGACAACCGAATTCACAGGTATTTTCCAGATTTTATAGTAAAAGTTCGGAGAAAAGATGGTCTGGTTATGACATATATTTTAGAGGTAAAACCAGAATCTCAGACCAAAATGCCTGTACAGAAAAGACGCACAAAGAAGTTCATTCAGGAAGCTGCAACATACGCAATCAACCAAGAAAAGTGGAGAGCTGCCGACATATTCTGTAAAGAACATGGTTGGCAATTCAAAATACTTACGGAGAATGATTTGGGATTGTAGCATAAATAATAGATGGCTACATTACTCGACAGAATACAATCATCGCTCGCAAAAGAAGGTTTGAGACCCCGCACTCAACAAGCAAGAACCTGGTTGCAGTCTAAAGTTAGGTCATTAAATCCTTCAGAAAAAGAATTTTTTAGAGATAGAGAAAGAACAGTAAAATCACCATTTATTGGTCGCATGTACTTTTTCTATTATGATCCAAA